CGGGGAAGCCCCGGCCGCTGGCGGTCTCTTCTCTGTGGCACTTTCCGTCGGGTTACCCCGCCCAGCCGTTAGCTGGCACCCTGCCCTATGGTGCCCGGACTTTCCTCACCCAGGGGGGAAGTCCCCTGGGCGCGACCGCACGCCCGCCCTGGGGCACCTCCTATTCTACCACTTGCGTAAGTGTTGCGGGGATCGCTCACGCTCCAGGTCAGAAACCCGCCTTTGCCCCGTCCTGAAGGGCGCTGGACGCTGTGAACAGGGGGGAGAAACCGACCCTCAGAGGCCCGAGAAGGCTGGGGGTGGCGGGGCCTAGTGGGGAAGGTTGGGCAGGGTCCTGGCCGGGCCTTCTAGGGGGCTTCTAGGGGCGCAGAAGGCCATCCGCCGGGAAGAACCGGACGCCCCAAAAGGAGGAGGGCCGGGGTTCCCCCCGGCCCTCAAAGGCCCAGCCCCCGGAGGAAGGCCTCCCAGGTCTCGGGCACGGGAAACCCCTGGGCCGCAAGCCTCGCCCTCTCGGCGAACACTTCCCGGGCCAGGGCCAGGACGGCCTCCCGGTCCTCCTGGGCGGCGTCCTGGAGGTAGTGGCGGAAGCGGCTCCACTCCTCCACGGCCTCCAGGAGCTCGTCCGGGTCCGCTTCTTCCCCCAGGTCCAAAAGCTCCCGCACCCAGTCCACGTAGGCGCGGGCTAGCTGGAGGGGGCGGTAAGCCAGGGCGGCTTCTTGAGCCACGTCACTTCCTCCCACGGGATGTTCAGCTCACGCAGGGCGTTGACGCTGTATCCGGTCACCAACGTCCCGCTGTGGAAAGAGTATACCACGAACCAGAAGGCCCTGAGCCGGGGGCCGCGGACCCCCTCGGACAGGAAGGAGGCGGGGGCCAGGGCGGCCAGCACCGGCCCCTGGGCCCGGGCGTAGGCGAAGAGGGCCGCCTCGGGGTGGGCGGGGGCTTCGCGGCACAGGCGCTCGTACACCTCAGGGGACGTGCCCGGGGCCAGGTCCCCGTCCGAAACCCGCTTTGCCACGTGGATGTCCAGCACGGTGGCCCGCCCGCCGCCAAGGGAGGACCGCAGTTCCTCGGGGACAGACCGGGTCTTGCGGTTGAAGGGGCTACCCGCCATCGTCCCGGCGGCGAAGAGCCAGTCCCTGGGCTCTGGCTTTTCCCGGCCCCGGCTTTCCGCGAGCCGCCTGAGGCGGTCCCTCGCCTCGGGCAGGGCGGCAAGGGCCCTCAGGTACGCCCCCCAGAGCTCGGGATGGTAGTCCTTGGGGTCCGGGCTCCACTCGTCTTCCGTGGGGGGGCGGCCGAAGCCCGGCTGGGGCTCGTGGGCCGGAGGCTCCCTCCAGGCCCGCCTTTCCCCCTCCTCCCGGGCGTAGGTGACCAGGACGGTCCGGCAGTTGTAGTGGAGGGGCGGGACGTGGGTGCGCCAGAAGGGGTCGTCGGCGGGGAGGACCACCCCGGCCAGGGGCCGGCACACCTCGGAGGTGCGCCCGTCCAGCACCACGGAGAGGCCCCAGTAGGGCCTGAGCTCCCGGGTGGAGACGGCCTCCTTCCACCGCCCCGCCCCATAGGCCAGCTGGAGGTTGGTGCGGAAGACGGCCTCCAGGCGGTGGCGGCTCCCCTCGGCCCAGGCGCTTTTCACCCGCTCGGAGAGGGCCTTTTGAAAGTCGCCAAAGGTGGTCCCCTCCCTCAGGGCCGCCTCCAGGGCGTCCATGACCTCCTGCACCATGTCCAAGGCGGCCAGGCCCGAGACCCAGAAGGCCCGGCGCCTCGCCTCCTCCCGGAGGGCCCGGAACTCGGGATCGGGGAGGGGGAGCCTGGCCCGGAACCAGGCCAGGGCCTCCTCGGGCTGAAGGGGGTCGGGCTCAACCGTCCAGGCCACTGTCCTGGCGCTGGGCCAGCCTGCCCGCCAGCTCCGAGAGGGCGAGGGCCGCGTCCAGGAGCTGGGCCAGCTCGGCGAAGGGGATGCCGGGGTAGAGGGCGAGGAGGCGCCGCCTCAGGTCCTCGTAGTCCTGGGCCTCGGCGATGGCCCGGAGGAGGTCGGGGAGGCCGGGCATGGGGACCCGCTCCAGGAGGCGGTCCGCCAGGGCGTCCACGAAGGCCTGACCCGCCACCATGCCCCGGGGCCGCCGTTCCTGGAGGGCGCGGGCGGGGAGGACCGCCTCCCCTTCCCCGGGGGCGGGCACCCCGAACTCCTCCCGGAGCCAGGCCTCGGGCAGGGCGAGGCCCATGCCCTGGAGGGCCTGGAGCACCCGGGCCCGGCTCTCCAGGTCCCGCTCCTCCTCCACCTCGGGCACGGGGTAGGGGGCGAGGTCCAGGAGCTCGGGGCCGAAGTTGAAGGCCACGAAGGGCTTGAGGAGGCCCTCCCGGAGGGTCTTGGCCAGGGCGCGGGCGTCGGCCCGGAGGAGGTCTATCCGCACCCGCTCGTGCACCTTGGCCAGGGCGTAGCTCCCCCCGTCCCCCTCGCTGGAGGTGAGGGTCTGCCCCAGGACCGCCTGGGCCATCTCCCGGTTCACGAGGCGGATCAGGCTCTCGTACACCTGGGGGCCCTGCCCCTTGGCCGCCTCCAGGATCTGGATCTCCGTGTCCTTGGAGATGACCCCGGCGGCGTCCGCCCCCAGGGATTTCACGGCCTCCTCCAGCCGCCGCCTTTCCTCCTCCCCGGCGGCGGGGTCGTACCGGCCGATGCGGTAGGGCTGGCCGTAGGTCTCGGCGAAGACCACCCAGTCCTTGAGGGCGTAGTGCTTGAAGAGGTAGAGCCAGGCCAGGCTCCGCATGAGCCCGGCCCGGGTGGGGAGGCCCGAGCGGGCCTTGTAGCGGTGCTCTATGGCCGCTCCGTAGGGGAAGGGTTCCGCCTCCCCCCGCTCCCCCACCAGGAGGAAGCGGTCGTGGGCCTCCTCGTAGGCCAGGGCCCCGGGGTGGACCCAGCGGAACCGGGCGGGCCGCCAGAGGAGGCCGTCCCACTCCCAGGCCACGGCCACCACGCTCACCCCCTGGGGGATGGCGGAGAGGAGGTCCAGCATCAGGTCCTCCAAGGGGAGGTTCCACCACACCTCCTCCAGGGCCCCGAGGACCCGCCTCCCCTGGCGGGAGGCCTCGGCGGGCTCCAGCCGCCAGTCCAGGCCGATGACGGCCAACTTCCGGGTCTGGAGGAGGGAGAAGAGGAGGGCGTCCTTCTCCTCCATCTCCAGGAAGAGCTCCGCCTGCTCGGCCAGGTAGCCCTCGGCCCCCTCCCGGAGGATCCGGGCCAGCCGCTCGGGGGTGAGGCCGCGGGAGGGGTAGCCGGCGAAGGGCCGCCACACCGGCAGGCTGCCCCGGGCCGCCTTGGGGGGCTCCGTGGGGATTGGGCGTCCGTACTGGTCCAGGATGGGCATCAGAAGGCTCCTTTCCAGCCCGCGAAGGCCCGGCGGAGGACGCTCTTGTACTCCACGGGGCCCCTCGGGTTCTCGGCGGCGTGGAGGGCCAGGGCCAGGGCCCAGAAGCGGTCGGCGTGGCCCCTCTCCGAGCGCTCGGCGTCGTAGCGCACGTTCCCGGAGGGGGTGACGATCCGGCGCACGCTGTGGAGGTCCTCCCGGAGGGCCCGGTCCTCGGGGATGCGCACCCTGCGGTCCTCAAAGAAGAGGCGGAGGCGCTGGGCCAGGTCGGCCTTGACCTCGGGGGTGAACTTCACCGGCTCCACCTTGTAGCCGAAGGCCCGGCGGGCGTTCTCCGCCAGCATCTCCCCGAGGCCCGTGGCGTCCAGGCAGGCCCGGCGCACCTCGGGGAGAAGGGCGTGGAGGCGGGCCTCCTGCTGGGCGAAGGGGGCCCGGTGCAGCGTCTCCAGGAGGCGCACCCAGTAGACGTCCCCCACCCGCTCCAGGACCACGAAGACGGTGAGGTCCCGGTGGCGGCCCACGTCCACCCCCAGGTAGGCCTGGTCGGGGTTCCAGGGGCCCCGGGGGTCCTCCCGGGCCTCGGCCTCCAGGATGAGGCCCCAGGGCAGGAAGGCCTCCTCGGCGCTCAGGAACTCGCAGAGGTACTCCTGCTGCCAGATGAAGTCGTCCGCCAGGCCCGCGCGGAGCTCCTCGGGGTCCACGGGCAGGCCCTGGGCCACGGCGTCGTAGATGGTGACCTTGTGGCGGCTCCAGGCGGGCCCGCCCTTCTCCCAGAGCTCCCAGAACTTCCCCCGGGGGCCGTTGGGGGTGCTCATCACCCGGATCTTGAGGTCGGGCCTCCGGGTGATGATGGGGTACATGGCCGCCCAGATGGCCTCGGAGTCCTGGTGGAAGGCGAACTCGTCCAGGACCACGTTCCCCGTGTAGCCGCGGGCGGTGCGGGGGTTGGCGGGGAGGAAGATGAGGCGGGAGAGGTTGGGCAGGCGGATCTCCAGCTGGGTCACGCTCTCGCCCCCCTCGAAGAAGCGGCTCTCCATGAGGGTGCCTACCTGCCGCATGGCGTCCAGGTGGGCCTTGGCCTTCTCGGCCAGCTCCCGGCTCTGCCTCTCCCCCGCCGAGAGGAGGACCCAGGTGCTCCCCCGGTGCTCCACGGCGTGGAGGGCGGCCTCGAGGGTGAGGGCGAAGGATTTGCCCGTCTGGCGGGACCAGAGGCCGATCTTGAAGCGGCTCTCGTCCCGGATCCACGCCCGCTGGTATGGGAGGAGGTCAAAGCCCATAGAGGTCCCGCTTGATGGCCTCAATCACCTCAGGCTCAATCTCCCGCACCCGGAGGGCCTTTTCCACCTTCTCCGCCGCCTCCTGCCTGAGGGAGCGGTCTATCCGCTCCAGGGAGAGGGCCACCCGGGCCGCCTCCAGCCCGAGGCGCACCACCTTCTCCGGGTCCACCTCCGCCTCCCCCAGCTCCAGCCCGTCCAGGTAGCGGAGGACCTTGTGCACCACGATGTTGGCCAGGGCGGCGCTGTAGGAGAGGCGCTTGCCCGTGGCCTCCTCCACCGCCTCCACCAGGCGCTCCATCTGCAGCACCTGGTCCAGGGCCGGGGCCAGGTGCCGGGCGTGGCGGTGGAGGCCCGAGGGGGAGGCTTCGTGGCCTTGGGCCTGGAGCCAGCGGGCGATGCCCTCCAGGGTGTAGGGACGCCCGTCCTCCTCGGTCTCCTCGCCCAGGAGCATGGCGTCCACCCGCTCCCGCACCTCGTCCGGGAGCCCGCAGACCTTGCAGAGGCGGTGCCTGCGGTAGTGGAGCTTCACGGCCGCACCCACCCCACCAGGGCCAGGACCAGGATGACCGCGAGGAGCCAGCGCTCGGTCCTGCGGTGCCTCCGCTCTTCCTCCAGTTCCTGGCGGAGCTTCCGGATCTCGGCCAGGGTCTCCTCCTGGTACCGGCGGATGGCCACGGAGATGGCGTGGAGTTCTTCCCGGACGTCCATCGTCCTTCACCGCGGCAGAAGGACCCCGGCGTCCCGGATGGACCCCTCCACCAGGTCTATGCCCTTCTCGGTGAGCCGGACCACGCGGAACTCCCCGTCCTCGTCCCACTCGGCCCGGACGTAGCCCTTCTCCTGGAGGTAGCGCACGGCGGCGTTGAGCTCAGGACGGGCAGGGAGGATGTGGGAGTACTCCAGGGTCCTCACCAGGACCCCCCTGGGCATGGCGTAGGGGTCCGCCACGTTGAGGGGCGACTCGGTTCCCATCGCGTGCAGGTAGAGCACCTGCAGCACGGCTCCCCGGATCAGCTTCGGACGGTTTGGATCGCGAAACATCGCACCTCCTCAGGGGAAGAGCTTGTGGACGGGCAGGCCCATCATGGCGCCGACAATGGCCAGGAGCAGGGCCAGGACCAGCCAGAGACGCGGGTTGGCCCAGAGGGGGCTGGGGCGGTCCCGCTCGGCCCGCATCCGGGTGTAGATCCGGAGGGCCAGGAGCTCCTCCCGGTAGACGCGGAGCCTCTCCTCGGGCACGCCCTGGTGGGCCAGCTCATCCAAGAGGCCTTCCACCACGCGCATGAGCCCATCCACGCGCTCGTCCACACGCCCCCCTCCCAAAAGGCCTACCCCCTGGGGCTTTCCCAGGGGGCACGTATCCCACTCTAGCGCGATTTTAGCCCATCTCTTCACCCTTGTCCAGGGGCCTCACCTCACAGAGGCCGGCCAGGCGCACGAAGATCTCCACCACATCGCGGTTCACGTAGGGGCTCACCTTAAGGGCCCTCCGGGACGGGGCGGTTTCGGAGGGGTACGTGACGGCGAGGCGCTTGGGGTTCCCCGTCCCCAGGTAGGCCTCCAAAACCTGGCGCTCGCCCAAGCTCAAGCCCTTGACGAAGCGGAGGTAGGTGTCCCGCCAGAGGTAGAGCTCGTGGGGCGGCTCCCCGAAGGGGGCCCTGGGAACGTAAATGGGCAGGAACGCGGGCGCGTCCCCGGACCAGCCGGTGAGGTCGCGGGACCGCCCCAAGGCCGGGATGGAGAGGGGAGAGACCTTAGGGTCCAGGACGATCCACCTGGCCTCCCCGTGGACCACCCGCCACAAGGCCGTGGCCACCCACTGGGCCCGCCACAGTTGCAAAGGCTCAAACACTGGCCACCTCCCTGGCCAGGGTCCACCCCTCCTCTGTCCGGATGGCCACCCCCTCCTCCTCCAGGCGTTCAAGGTACCGCCTCACGGTGGTCCGTGGCCACCCCAGCTCCGCGGCCAACCTGGCCACGGCCACGGGACCGCCGTGGGCGGACAGAGCCCTGACCACCTCCACCGCCCGGCCTTCCAGCGTCCACTCCATGTCCACGCTCCGCTTCACCCGAAGCGTGGCCGTGGGCTCGGCCTCGTCCGGGGGGAAGTGGCCACCCCTGTCCACCTGGGCCGCCCCGGTCCGGTCAGGGGTGGCCAGTCCCCCTTCCCGGGTGGCCACATCGGTCCTAGGGGTGGACAGGGGAGTGGCCATCTGGCCAGGGGAGTGGCCATCCGCGCCGGCCACCTCCTTCCCCCTAGCGGCCACCCCGGCCAGGTGGGGTGGTCGCCAGGCAAGGAGCTCCCCCACCACCTTCCCCACCACCCAGGTCCCCACGGGGACGAAGAGGCTCATGGCCAAGGTCTCCCAGATGGGAAGCTCGGGGGCCGCCCGGCGCATGGAGAGGGCGTTCCCCATCCACACCAGGAGCAGGGCGGCCAGGGCCCCGCCCGAGGCCCAGGAGGAGCCCCGGAGGAGGGAGTTGGAGAGGAGGGAGAGAAGGAAGGCCGTGAACTCCAAGCTCCCCGCCAGGCCCCAGGCCAGCCAGGGGGGAAGCTCCCCCAGGGAAAGGGCGTACCACTGGGCCAGGTGGCCCGCGCTCATGGCCAGGGTGCTCAGATAGGCCAGGATCAGCAGTCCGATCAACGCGTTCCTCATAGCTTCAGCTCCCGTTCCAGCTCCAGGACCAGCTTGAGGACCCGGTAGCGGCCCTCCTCCACCGCCCGAAGGCGCCGGGCCAGGGCCGCCTCCCGGGCCCGAAGGGCTTCCAGCTCCCGCTCAACCTCCGTCAGCCTGCGCAAAGCCCCCCGAAGGACCTCGCCCGCCCGCTCCACCTCCAAGAAGGCGCCGCGGGAGGCGGCCTCGTAGGCGTGCATGAGGATGGCGTCCAGGGCCTCCTCGGGGGTCATGCCACCTCCAACGGCTGCCACATCCAGTAGAGGCGCTCGCCCGAGCGGCCGTACCAGACCAGCCCCCCGGGCACCTGGATGTAGGCCTTCAGGAGCCCGACCGGGGGGCAGTAGGGGGTCCCCGCCCCCGCCACGCCGAAGAAGGCGGGGACCCCCTTCTCGGTCCTGGCCAGGCGGCGCTCCACTTCCTCCACAAAGCGCGTCCAGTCCGTCACACCCACCTCCACGCCAGGGCCAGGAAGACCCCCAGGAGGCCCACCAGGCTGGCGAAGAGGGCCAGGCCCACGGAGGCCCCCTCGGGGAGGTCCTCCCGGCGGGTCAGGGCCAGGTAGCCCAGGAGGGCCAGGAGGCCCACCTGGGCGGCCAGGACGTAGATCAGGACCAGCTTGAAGAGCATCACGGGCCTCCTTACGCCTCCGCCGCCTCCTCTTCCTCCTCGGGCTCAATCCAGGCTCGTGCGATGAACTCGAGGCGGGGCGGGTTCCCGGCCCACACCCCCAGAAGCTTCACTTCCCGCGCATCCGGCCAGTCCTCCTCGAGGGCCCTCAGCCGCTCCATAAGCCACCCCTCCAGGCTTGGGGCGTTCTGCCCCAGCCAGGCGGCGTAGGCCTTGAGGTCCTCTTCAGTGGGGACGGCCAGGGCCCAGTAGAGGACCCGACCATCGGCCACCACCCGAATCTTTGGCGGGCGCATGGCCCGAATCTTTTCGGCCAGGGGGCGGGCTACCAGGATGAGCTTCCGCCACGGGTTCACAGCTCGACCTCCTTCTCCAAGCGGAAGAGGGCATTTCCCCTGAAGTCCTGCACCTCGAGGACCCGGGGCTCAGGCAGGCTCCGGGCGGCCCACTCCAGGTAGGCGGCGAGGTTCCCTTTGGGTACCAGAACCCGGTGCCTTCCTCTCCCGTCTTCCCAGGCCATCCAGTAGGCCTCCTCGGGCAAAAACAGGGCTTCGGCCAGGGCCTCCGCGAAGAGGTTAGGCCTCTCCAGCTTCGGACTCTCCAGGCCAGGGGGCGGGTCTGGAGGGCTTTGGGAAGGGAAGAGGTAGACGATGGGGACTTCCTCCACCCCGCCTCCCACCAGGGGCCGCACCCCCACCACCCTCACCTCCCTGGCCAAGGGGTGGCGCTCCGCTCCCCTCTCCGCCCAAAGGAGGAGGCCCTCGAGGCTGGCCACCACACCCCCTTCCACCAGGGGCTTCCCATCGGCGTAGAGGCGAAAGAGGAGGCAGTTGCGCTCCTTTAGGCGGGCCAGGATGGCGGGGGCCAGGTGGGCCAGGTTGTCCCAGGGGCTCCTCAGGGCCATAGGGCACCTCCTTTCCCCTCCTCCGCCGCCTTCCCGGGGTCCTCGTCCTGAGAAGTGCCTTCCCCATCGCTTTGCACAAAATGAGCGCCCTCCTGAAGGGTTTCCCCGCCATCCTCGGATTTAGGAGCGCCCTCCCCATTTAGGAGCAGGGGGGTGCTCCTAAATGTTTCGCGATGGGCATCGGGGTTTTCCCATTTAGGAGTAGCAGGAGCATGGAGCGTAGGAGTTTCGCTCGGTTCAGGTTCTCCCGGGAGGGGCGGGGCCTCGGGAAAGCTGTCCAGCACGTAGCCCCGCCACGCGGCCCGGCGCTCCAGCGCCCGCGCCCTCAGGACCTGCCAAAGCAAGAACCGAAGCGCCTGCATAGGGCCTCCTCTACCTCCTCCGGGTCCCAGCCCCAGTCCAGGGCCACCAGGACCTCGCCCCGGAAGAGGGCCAGCGTCCAGCGTCCCCGCTCGTCGCGATACGCGTAGACCTCCAGCTCCCCCACCCGGCGCGGGTAGCGCGAAGGGAAGCCCGCCAGGAAGGCCAGGACCTCATCCTCTCCCTCCATCGCCCACCTCAAAGAGGCTGGGCTGGCGCCAACGGGGCGCCCGGTGCTTCTGCCAGTGGGCCCAGGCCTCGTCCAGCCCCCGCACCGCCGCGTAGAGCTCCTCAATGCGGGAGACCAGGCTCTGGCGGAAGGCCCGGAACTCCGCCTCCGAGGCCGCCACCTTGTAGACCTCGTCCCCCGCGGGGTTTTCCGCCACCACCACGGGGAGGATGCCCCGCTTGCGGAGCTCGGCCATGATGGCCCGGCCCCGGCGGTCCCCCCCGAACTGGCGCTCAAAGTCCGCCCGGGCCACGCCCCACTCCCCCCGCCGCAAGAGCAGTTCCGCCGCGGCCCGCAGGTCGCCTTCAGAGATCTCCACCTTCACGCTCCACCTCCCCCGCGAGCCGGTCCGCCAGGGCCAGGACGGCCTCCTCAGGGGTCAGCCCCCGGCCCTCCTCCCCCAGGGCCCGGGCGGCGTAGCCCTCGGGGTGGGTGGCCAGCTCCACCCGGGCCCCCAGGCGCTCCAGGAGCCTCAGAGACAGCCAGACCGCCCGCCGCCTGGGCACCGCCCCCTCCAGAAGCTCCTCCAGGCTGGCCAGGGTGATGTAGCTTTTTTTGCCCATGCGCACCACCCGGAGGAGGCCCCGCCGCGTGAGGTCTTCCACCGCCGGGCGGCCCACCTCCAGGAGGGCGGCCACCTGGTTGGGGGTGAGGAGGGCCTTCCCGTCCCAGCCCAGCTCCTTCAGGCGCTCGCGCAGGCTCACGCCACCTCCTCCACGGCCACGGGCCGGGCCTCCAGCACCCGCCAGCCCGCCATGACCTCCAGGGCCCTGGGCTCGGCGTAGGGGCCCTCCCACTGGCGGAGGGGGCGGAGGTAGAACATGACCCCGCCCCCGTCCCACTTCAGGAACACCGTCCCCTCCCCCGTAAGCCCCCGGATGCGCAGGCGGTAGGGGGTGCCGGGGTCGGCCCGGAGCTTGCGGATGAGGAACCTATGGTCCACGGCGCACCTCCACCCAGGCCCGGGAGAGCTGGGGGTCGCACCGCCAGCAGAAGATGTCGTCCGCGATGCGCCCCGCGCCCCCGCAGAGAGGGCAGGGCCGGAGGCGAAGGGCCGCCTCCTGGGCCTCCGCCTCGTCCCGGTAGAGCTGGGCCAGGAAGGCCTGGCCGTGCCGCTCCGCCAGCCTGGCCCGCTCCCGAAGCTCCCCCGGGGTGAGGCCGTAGCTGCGGATGGTGTCCAGGGCGCTCTTAAAGGGCCGCCTCACGGGCACTCCACCCCCTTCATCCGGTGCGGGTGGGCCAGCACCTCCCGCGCCTTCTGGTCCGACTCCGCCTCGGCGGCCAGGCGCACCGCCAGGGCCCGGCGGGCCAGCCGGGAAAGCTCCCCCAGGTCCACGGCCTCGGTGTCCCGCGCCTCGTTGGCCGCCCGCACCATGTCCCGGGCCAGGTCGTAGAGGGCGTAGGCCACCCGCAGGTGCCGGGGAAGCCCCTCCTCCGCCAGCTCGTCCACCAGCTCCTCCAGCTTGCTCTTAGGCTTCTTGTTCATCCCTAACCTCCCTCCGGCGGAGCCACTCCAGCTCCGCCTCCGCCAAAATGGCCTGGATCCCCCTTCCCGCCTCCTCCAGGGGGCGGGGGCGAACCCCCCGGAGGGCTTCCGCTAGGGCGGCCCGGACCTCCGGGTCCTCCCTGAGGAGCCGAATGAGCTCTTCCCGGGTCATCAGTTCCCTCCCCGGGGCGCCGGGGGCCGGACCCCGAAGAGGCCCTGGGCCAGGGCCATCTCCAGGGCCTGGGCGTGCCGGTCCACCAGCGCCCCGTAAATCGCCTTGCGCTCGTGTTCCAGGGCGTTCTTCTCCTCCGTGGCCACGTCAATGGCGGCGTGAAGCTGGTCCAGCCTCTTCACCAGGGCCTGGTACTCCGGGTCCTGGGCCAGCAGGACGCGGGCCCGGGCCTCCCGCTCCTGGGCGGAGCGCCCCTCGGCGGCCAGATAGGCCCGGGCCTCCCAGTCCTTCAGCTCCCGCTCCACCGCGCGGCGCTCGGCCCGGAGGGCGGTCAGCCGCTCCCCCACCTTCCGGATGAGGGCGGGGAGTTCCAGCAGGCGGACCACCTCTTTAGCGGGTGGCAAGTTAGAAGGGAAGCTCATCGTTTTCCTCCTCAATGGCCTTGTTTGTTTCCTCTAAGGACATGACGGGCGTGACCAGCACTCGCCGGATCACCTGGCTGTAACGGCCAGTACTCACATGTATCTCAGGACGCACCTCTAACACCCTCACGTGAGAGATACTTCCCATCACAGATGAGGGGCGGAGGTCGCGAATGGCCACATAGGTCTCCTCCTGCATCCAGTCCAGGTCCTTCGGGATGATGGCGATGGGGTTTTTCGGCCACGTACCGTCTTCAGTCAAGTAGATGTAGGTGGCTTCGTAACGCACGGGTGGAATATCGCCCTCTATTTGGGGGAAAGGGCGCCTCCTCACGCTGCACCTCCTGCCAGGTTCAGCCGGGACGCCAGGCGCCGCACGTGAGCCGGAGTGATGGCTCCCTTGGGGATTTGGTTGAGCTCCACCAGCGTGTCCATCTGCTTGATGAGGCGGACCACGTCCCTGAGGATTCCGCCCGTGAGCCGGTGCACCTCTTCCAGCACGGTGCGGGTGTAGCCCGAGCTCCCGTAGATGTCCACCAGTTCGGCGGCGGATACAGGTCCTATCTGGGCCACAGTGCCGATGCGGGACTCAATATCCCGGTAGCGGCGGATCTGGGGGGCATACTCATCGGTGGTGATGAGCACGAAGGTGGAGCCGGTCTCGTCCGCTAGGTACTTCGCCGTCTCCAGCGTGGGGCGGTCCATGAGCTGGGCCTCATCCACAAAAACCGCCCGAGGCCGGAGAAGCAGGGCGTCCCGGATCATGGTGAGGAGGACCCGAAAGACCTTATGCCTGGTAATGCGGAGCTCCACTGCAAGGTCCTCCAGGAAGGCCACGGGGCTGTAGGCGGGTTGCGCCCGCACCCAGGGGGCTTCGTGCTCCATCGCGTAGTAGCGGCAGGTCAGGGTCTTCCCCACCCCGGCAGGCCCCACCACCAGGGCGAAGGGGAAGCGCTCCTGGACTGCCAGGGCCAGGTGGCCCAGCAGGGCCCGGGCGCCGGCGGTGGGGATGAACCCGTTGCGGGGGTCCCTCAGCTCCGCCTCGGAGACGTAGCCACCAAACACTTCGTCAATGAGCCTGTTGATCTCTGCTTCCGTCATGCTTCACCTCCCGTTTCCCCTTCGCCCGAGGGGAGAAGGCCCCGCTCCCGGAGCCACTTCTCGCCCAGGGCAATGGGCTCCCAAATCAGGTCGTCCAGGCCGTCCTCCAGCTCGGCCGCGGCGGCCCGGATCTCCTCCTCCGAGGGACGGGGGAGGGGCTCCTGGGCCATCGGGCGGACCCGCTCCCGCCGGGCCAGAGGGGCAAGGCCAGAAAGGCGTTCCAGAATCTCCTCAAACCGCACGGCGGGGCCCAGCTGGGCGGCCAGTTCCTGGGCCGCCTCCCGCACGGCCCGGATGGCGGCCTTATCGGCCAGCCTCTTGGCCTTGGCCTCGAGGCTGTCGGCCCGCAGGGGCTCGGGAACGAGTTCCCCGAGGACCTTTAGGCTCCCATCAGGCTGACGCAGAGCGGCCCGAAGCGGCTGGCCGGGCAGAACCCGGACGTCCAGGACCACGATCTTCTGCCCTTGCCAGGGAATGAGGGATCCGTCCTCGGGGCGGAGATAGTAGGTCTTGCCGTTGTAGGCCACGGTGCCGTTCCCCCGCACCACCCGCTCGGTCTGGTAGGCGGTAAGGAGATAAAGGTCGCCGAGGTCCAACCTCACGAGACGGTGGCGGGGAACAAAAGCCCTGAAAAGGTCGGCCCGGGAAAGATTCCCGTCCACCGGCTTCCGGTGCCAGTCCTGAAGGAGCCAGGCCAAGGCCTTGGTTTTGTACTCCTCCTCCAGGAGGAGGCGGTTCGGGTAGGGGTCCTCCTCGGGAGGCATGCCCGCCGCCACCCAAGCCCGAGTGTTGGCGATCAGTCTTTTCAGCTGGGTAGAATCCCGCTCGGTGGCGTCCCGGCCCGCGTAACCAGGCAAAAGGGCTTCAAACTCCTGGTGGAACGCACCGAAAAACCTCTCAACGCGCCCCCGAGTGTGGGAAACCCGGGGGCGGGAGTAGACCAGCTCAATGCCCAGCTGGCGGGCGAAGTGCTCGCTCTTCTCCGAGCGATAAACCCGGCCGTTGTCCCAATAAATCCGCTCCGGGATGCCGAAGATGTCCCATGACGGGGCCAGTTCACTCTTGCTTGTCCTGGGTCATCAGGATAAGGAGCTGGTCCGTGGGGACTTGGGACTCCTCGCGGCTGAAAACCAAACTGGGCGAGGCCCCGGAATAAACGTCCAGAGCCACGTGAATGCGAAGGCGGTAAGCGGTATCCTCATCGGGATTGAAGACGAAGACGTCACATCGGGTCATGTCCACCATGACCATCTGCATGGGGTACTCGGCCAGGACGTGCCCCGCCCAGGTACGGGCGAACTCCCGTCTACCCTCGTCAGAGAGGAGGGCCCAGCGGAATGCGGGGATGCTCTCAGCTGCCTTGATTAACCTACGTACCGTGGAGGCGGAAAGCGTGTTTATGGTAGAGCCGTTTTTATACGGCTTGTATCGCAAAAGACCGGGGTCGTTCAACTGGATAATGCGCAGAATCTTTGAGGCCGAGGCTCCGGGGTGAGCCAACTTCAGACCCAGGATGAGCTGGCGAAGTTCAACGGGAATCCGGTGTGCCCCCTTATCCTGGCGCGCCTTCGGCGTGATGCCACTCACCCCTTGCTCCCGATAGCGCCGAATGACTCGGTAAGCGTACTCGGGGGTCACACCCCACCGATCGGCGGCATGGAGGACGAGCTCCCATCGCAGGCCCCTTGGTAACCGACCATACTCCTCGGCCACATGGGCCACATCAGCCCAAGCCCTCGTACCGCTGGAAGGGTGAAGCTCTACGGGCTCCTCCGCGTCCTTGCCTCCCTTGCCCAAAGCCAGAGCGAGGAGATCAACGTCAACTAGGGTACGGTACACGCGACCCATCCGCTCAGGCCTAGTTGGCAGACCCTTTTCCTTGATTACCTTCCAAGCCCACGCTCTGGAAACCCCCAACAGAGCGGCGGCTTCGTCAATGGGTAACCACGCCATCCTCCTCCTCCAAAAGCTCCTCAATAGGTACACCAAGGGCCTGGGCCAGCTTAGCAACGGTAGCTATGGACGGATTCTGACGTTGCCCCTGGAGAAGCATAATCACATGCCCATAACTTAGCCCAGCCAAGCGGGACAGGCGGTATTTGGACCATCCGCGCTCCTCCAGGAGGCGTTCAACTTTGTGAAGATTTAAGCGGGCCTTTACTCTCATCTGAGAGTAGAGTACCATCTCGCTCGTGAGTAAGTCAAGGGGTAATGCGAAAGGAGGAAGTAATGGGGACCCAGGTCATGACAGGAGGGGGATTCATGGAGAAAAAACGCCACCTTGAAGGGCCTTTCGCCAAGGAAATCCTGGCCAAAATGCGTGAAAAAGGCTTCCGCAAGCTGGAAGAGTTTGCCGATTATTACGACATCGGCCGCACAACGGTGTATAGCTTGGTCATTGGGCGGAAAATCGGGGACAAATACATCAAGCCTAGCCTGGACACCCTTACCAAACTCTCCTTGGCGCTAGAAATCCCTGTGTAGAACCTCATTGAGAGGCTTTACCCCGAAGGCTCTTTTTTGACCCGAAAAGAAGTGGGAGTACCCATCCTCGGCTACGTGGGCGGCGGCCCCGCCCAGCTGGAGGAAATCGGCGACCGCACCGTACCCGTGCGGGTGAAGGGAAGCGCCTCCCACCTGGTGGCCTTCAAGGTGCGGGGGAACTCCATGTGCGCCGGGAAGCGGCCCATCTGCGATGGGGACATCATCATCGTCAACACCCAGGACAAGGGCCACCCCGGGGCCATCGTGGTGGCGCGGCTGGACGGGAATAGCTACGTGGTCAAGCGGATGGGGCCGGATGGCACCCTGTACTCCACCAACCCCGAGGAGCCCAACGGCCCTCCCGTCATCCCCGTGGACCAAGTGGCCGAGATCGTGGGCCGGGTGGTGGAGGTGCGGAGCAAGCTGGATTGACAAGGTGTGAGAGAAGCGTTAGTCTTTAGCTAGAGTGGGATAAGTGCCCCCTGGGGAAGCCCAGGGGGTAAAGCTTTTATCCCCACCGGAGGGAAGCGTGCTAAGGGTTCTGAAGATCATCTTCGCCGCCACCGCCCTCGCGGTCCTGGTGGTAGAGGACCTCATGGACGGGGTCCCAGGCATCCAGAAAAAGGAGGAGGCCCTGAAGCGGGTGAAGGAGCTGGTGGTTTCCATCATCGGCTTCTGGCCCGCCTGGCTCCCGGACTCGGTGGTGGGCTGGGTCATTGACACGGTGGTGGCCATCTTCAACCGGGACGGCACCTTTCGCAAAGGCGCGGGCCCTCAAAGCGCCCCCGCCGGGGCCTGAGGCCCCCCGGTGGCCCCTCTCCCCGGAGACGGCCAGGCTGGAGAACCGAGCCTACTGGGGCGTGGTCCTGAGGAGGCCCTATGCCGAGTTTGACCGGCTTCCCCAAGAATACCGATACCTCCACCCCGACCTTTTCCGGCACGCTGCGCGCCGCCTTGGCCGAGGCGCCTAGCCGCATCCCCCTCCACCCCTTCGGGGAGTTCGTGGGGAACGGCACCGTCTTTCTCTACGACGAGGAGAGCCTGCAGGCGGCCCTGCGGGACCTGGCCGAGCGGGGCGTGCCCTGGGTCCTGGACTTCCACCACCAGACGGTGCGGGTGGAGGAAGGCCAGGGCCAGGAGGCCCCGGCGGCGGGCTTCATCACCGGGCTGGAGGTGGGGGATGACGGCTTCGTCTACGGCCTGGTGGAGTGGTCGGAGACGGGACGGGAGAGGGTGAGCCGGGGGGAGTACGCCTACATAAGCCCTGTCTTCTACTACGACCCCCGGCCCGACGAGCTGGGCAGGCACCGGGTGCTGGGCTACCACTCCTTCGCCCTCACCAACAACCCCGGCATCCGGATGCAAAAGCGCATAGAAGCGGAGGCGGACATGCTGGAGAAGCTCAGGCAGGCCCTGGGGCTCCCGCCCCAGGCCACGGAGGACGAGGCCTTCCAGGCCCTGGAGAGGACCCTGGCCGAGGCCCGGGTGGGCCGGGTGGTCCTGGAGGTGGGCCTGGGGGCCGAGGACGAGACGGAGCTGAAGGCCAAGCTCCTCAGGCTCCTGGCGGCCCAGGACGCCCTGGCGGAGCTGGAGAGGACCCGGGCGGAGCTGGAGGCCCTTAGGGCCGAGACCCGGGAGGAGAAGGCCCAAGCCCTGGTGCGGGCCGCCCTGGAGGAGGGGCGCATCCTGCCCCACCAGCGGGAGTTCTGGCTGGCCCAGGCCCGGGCCGACCTGGAGGCCGCCCGCAAGGCGCTAGAGGGGATGCCCCGGCTGGTGCCCACCAGCCTGCCCCGGGCCGAGGCCCCCAGGGCCCCCCTGGAGGAGGACCCCGCCGAGCGGCTGCGCCGGGCTCTGGGCGTGAAGGACGAGGCGTGGAGGAAGTGGGGGTAGCGTATGTTTGACACCGAGCGCTGGTTAGACGAGTACCTGATCGCCCTGCCGGTCCGGGCCAACGCCCGCATCCGGCAGGGGGCGCTGGTCATGGTCTCGGGGGGCTACGCCGAGGAGGCCGGGCCTGGCACCGGCAAGATCGCCCTGGGCGTGGCCCAGGAGACCGTGGACAACACCGGGGGCGCCGACGGGGCCAAGGAGGTCCTGGTGCGGCGCGGGGTGTTCCGGTTTGAGAACGACCCCGCCGACCCGGTGGGGGCCACGGAGCTGGGGAAGGACGTCTACGCCACCGGGCCCAACACCGTGGCCAAAGGGGGCACGGGCCGCTCCAAGGCGGGCCGGGCCCTCCGGGTAGACGGAAGCTACGTCTGGGTGGAGGTGTGGTGATGCTGCTCAACAGGGAGAACCTCAACGCCCTCTCCCGCTCCCTCCGGGCCCTGGTCTTCCAGGCCCGGGAGGAGTACCGCCCCTTCTGGAACAGGATCGCCCTGGAGTCCAGGACGGAAGGGAGGGTGGGCACTTACACCTGGCTGGAGGACTTCCCCACCATGCGGGAGTGGAAGGGGGAGCGCCAGGTCCAGAACCTGAGCCTCAAGACGGTCAACCTGGAGAACGCCGACTGGGAGATGACCTTCGCCATCGCCCGCAAGGACGTGGAGGACGACCTCCTGGACCAGGTGGGCGCCAACGCCCGCGAGTACGCCTTCCGCTGGGCGCAACACGATGACTACCTGGTGACCCAGCTCCTCCTCAAGGGCTTCAGCGCCCAGGGGCCCGATGGCGCCAACTTCTTCGGCACCCACCGGGTGGGCAAGAAGAACTACCAGAACGCCGGCACCAACCCCCTCACCCGTGAGAGCTTCCGGGCCGCCCTGGCCGGAATGCGCAGCCTCCAGGACAGCCGGGGCTACCCCCTGGGCTTCTTCCTGGACCGCCCGCTCCTCATCGTGGGCCCCCAGCTGGCCCCCACCGCCACGGAGATCGTGGGGGTCCCGACCCTGCCCAACGGGGGGGCCAACCCCGACTACGGGGCGGCCGAGGTCGTGGTCAACCCGTGGCTGGTGGACAGCTACGCCGGCCACTGGTTCCTGGTGGACGGCTCGCGGCCCATCAAGCCCCTCATCCTGCAGCGGCGCATGGACCCCGAGTGGGTGGCCAAGACCGACCCCGAGGACGACCACGTCTTCCGCCACAACGAGTACGTCTTCGGCGTGTACGAGCGCAAGGCCGTAGGCTACCTCTACTGGCAGCTGGCCTACGGCTCCACCGGCGCCGGCTCCTGATGATCACCCTAGAGGACCTCCGCCACGCCCTCCCCCTGGACACCCTCCTCTACCTGGTGGACGAGGAGGGGGCGGGGGTCCTCACCCCGGAGGGGGAGGCCCGGGCCCAGGCCGCCCTCAGGGAGGCCTGGGGCGAGGTGGAGAGCTACCTGGCCCAGCGCTACGCCCTCCCCCTCCCCGCCCTGCCCGAGGTGCTGCGGGCCAAGGCGCTGGACATCGCCGTCTACCGGCTCGCCCTCAGGCGGGGCATCCGACCCGGCACCGCCGACGAGGTCCTCCTCCAGCGGTACCGGGACGCGGTGGCCTTCCTCAAGGACGTGGCCCTGGGCAAGGCCAGCCTCCCCCTTCCCCCAGCCTCCGCCCCGGCCCAGCCCAAGGGCGGGGCGAAGGTCCAGGGCAAGAGGACCTTCAGCCGGGAGAGCCTGGAGGACTTCTGATGGGCGTGCGGCTTAGGGGGGACTGGCGGGACCTCCACCGGCACCTCCACCGCCTCTCCGGGGGCGTCCCCGAGGCGGTGAAGCGGGCGGTGGCCGAGGGCGTCCACGCCCGCACCCAGCGCCGCTTCGAGGAGAGCCGGGGGCCGGACGGCCGGCCCTGGCCGCCCCTCTCCCCGGCCACCCTCCTCGGGGAGGTGGGCCGGGACCGCGCCAAGGGAGGCCTCTCCGCCCGGGCCCAGCGGCGCGTGGCCCTGCGGAAGCCCCTCATCCGCACCGGACGCCTCAAGGCCTCCATCGGCTGGAAGGTCGCGGGGAACGCCATCGCCGTGGGCACCAACCTAGTCTACGCCGCCATCCACCAGTTCGGGGGAAGGGCGGGCCGGGGGAGGAAGGTGCGCATCCCCGCCCGGCCGTTCCTGGGCCTCACCGAGGAGGACCGCCGGGAGGCCGAGGCCCTCCTCTTGGATTGGCTTTCCCGGAGATGACCGCCCCCGTGCTCGCCTACCTCACCGAGGCCTGCGTCCACGCCGGGCTTCCCCGGACCCGGGTCCTCGTGCGCCGGAGCCGCGAGGAGGCCTACCGAACGGTGCCCGCCGCCCTCCTCGCCCTCACCTCGGGGAGCCTGCGGCGGGACGGGAGCCGGGTGCAGGCGGGGCCCGAGCGCACCACCCGGACCCTGTATCGCGGGCTCGTGCGGGCCCGCCTGGAACTCTATGCCCGAAGCCAGGAGGAGCTGGACCGCCTCCTGGTGGGGGTACTCCTCTATCTCTGGCACACCCCCTTGGAAGCCGGGGGGTCCTATCAGGCCAAGCTGGACGAGATCGCGCTCTCGTATCAGGACGAGGAGGGCTTCCTCCTCCCCGAAAACGGGCTCGCCCTGGAGATCCCCGTGGAGGTCTACCTCCTGGAGGGGGTGGACTGGGTGCCCGTGGCGGTGGAGGTGGAAGGGCTCGTAGAGGAGGTGTGACATGCCCAAGGAGACCAAGGAAGTGGAGGACAAGGAGATCCAGCCCGACCCCACCGTGGAGGAGCTCGCCGAGCTCCTCAAGGTGGAGCCCTGGGCCCTGGCAGGCCTCCGGGTGCGGATGGGCTGGGCCGTGGGGACCCGGGTCTCCCGGGCCCAGTTTGAGCGGGCCCTGAGGGAGTTCCTCCAGGGGCCCACGGCCAAGGAGTAGGAGGTGAAGCGTGGCTAGACTGCCAGGAGTATACCCCGAGATCCAGGACGGGGGCTTGGGCATCGTGGCCCCCAGCGGGGACGGCCAGCGGGTGGTGGTGGGGGTCTCCTCCAAGGGGCCCGTGAACCAGGTGGTGGGCCTCTCCGACCTCTCCCAGGTGCCCACCTTCCTCGGCACCGGCCCCCTGGCCCGGGCCGTGGCCGACCAGCTGGCTTACGGAGGCGGCCAGGTCTACGCGGTGCGGGCCGTGGGGGACATCGCGGGCAGCGTCACCGCCGACAGCGCCAACCCCGCCTCCCCCGCCGTGAGCGTGAGCGGAAGCCCCCTGGACGCCTACGAGATCGTGGTGCGGATCGTCCGGGGCGGGGCCGTGGGCACCGCCACCTTCACCTACAGCCTGGACGGCGGGGACACCGTGAGCGCCGAGATCGTCACCACCGCCAGCTACACCCTCCCCGGCACCGGGCTCACCTTGAACTTCGGCACCGGCACCTACACCGCGGGGGCGGTCTACCGCTTCCAGGCCACCGCCCCCAGGGCCAGCGTCTCCAGCGTCCAGGCCGCCGTGCGGGAGGCCCTCAACGCCCCCATCCTCTACGAGTACATCCAGGTGGCCCAGCCCACCGACGCCGCCATGTGGGCCGCCCTGGACGCCCTGGCCACGGAGGCGGAGAATCAGTTCCGCTACATCTGGTTCCTCACCGAGACCGCGGCCCCGGGCAACGACGCGGACGCCTGGGTGAACGCCAGGCTCGCGGAGAAGGGGGGCTTCACCTCCAAGCGGGTCATGATCGTGGCCGCCTGGGGGGAGGTGGTGGACACCCTCAGCGGGAGGCTGGAGGTCCAGAGCCTGGCCTCCCGGGTGGGGGCCCGGATCTCCCGGAACCGGGTCCACGTCTCCCCCGCCTGGGTCCAGCTGGGGCCCCTCCCAGGCGTGGTGGCCGTGGCCCCCTTCGTGCAGACGGACTACGGCAAGAAGAGCCTCTTCAACAACGCCCACGCCCTGGCCCTGGACACGGCCGGCTTCACCACCGTCTACCGGCTCATCGGGCGGGACGGGGTCTACCTGGTGGAGGGCCGCATGGCGGCGCCCCCCACCAGCGACTACGCCACCGTCCAGAACCGGAGGGTCATGGACAAGGCGGTCACCCAGGTCCGCCAGGCCCTCCTGGACTTCGTGCAGTGGCACGTGGACCCCACGGACCTGAACGCCTCCCTGGCCAGCCTCATCGCCCGGGCCAACACCCCTCTCCGGGTCATGCAGTCCCTGGGGGAGATCGCCCGGGGCCGGGTGGTGGTGCCCCCGGGCCAGGACATCCTGGCCTCCCGCACCCTCCTCCTGCAGGTGCGGGTCGTCCCCTTGGGCTATCTCAGGGAGATAACCTTGGACATCGGCTTTGAGAACCCCTTCCTGGCCCAGGCCAAGGCGTGAGGAGGTAAGACATGCCCATCAACGGCCGCTACTATGACTGGGAGCACATCAGCATCCAGGTGAAGGGCGTGCCCCTGGCCGACGTCCTCTCCATTGACTACGAGGACTCCGAGAAGGTCAACGCCATCTTCGGCAAGGGGCGCACGCCCAGGGGCTACACCAAGGGGAACTACGAGGGCTCGGGGAAGCTCACCCTCCTCCGCGAGGAGTACGACCGCCTCCGGGCCGCCGCCCCCGAGGGGAACGTCTTCAAGCTGGAGCCCTTTGACATCGTGGTCTCCTACGACAAGGGCACGGCGACCGTCACCGACACCCTCAAGGACTGCCTCTTCACCAAGCGCTCCTTCGGCGGCGTGGAGCAGGACACCGAGAAGGTCACGGTGGAGCTGGAGTTCACCGTCCTGGGCGGCGTGGAGCACAGCTAGGGGTGAGGGATGGAGAAGAAGCCCTTCTACACGCTTGAGCACGGGGGCCGGCGCTTCGCCTTCAAGCGCCCCACCGTGGACCAGATCAACCGCCTCACCGCCCGCATCTCCCGGGCCCCGGTGAGCGCCGCCATTGAGTTCACCGCCGAGCTCGCCGAGGAGCCCGAGGCCTGGAAGGCCCTCTTGGAGGAGAAGCCCGGCCTCGCCCTCCAGGCGGCGAACGGGATCCTGGAGCTTTTGGGTTTCCCGACCGCCTGAGGAGCCTGGACGCCGACCTCCCGCCCATCGCCCAGCTCCAGGCCCTCATCCGCCACTGGCTCCACCGCGAACCCCCGGAGGACTTTGAGGCCTTCCTAGAGCTCGCCCACCAGGCCGTCTGGTTGGAGAAGCGCTACCTCCAGGCCAAGACCCCCGGGTAAAGGCCCGGGGGCTTCGCCTAAACAGGAGCTTCAGGAGGAAGCGGTATGAGAAAAGCACTTAGCGGGGTGTGGGAGCACCCCGCCGCCCGAGTGGAGTACACCTCAAGTCTACCACAACAAGTCTACCACAAGAGGGTGGCGGACCACAAGATAGCTCCAGAGCTAGCCAGAGTGGGTGTGCCGCAATGAGGCGGAGGAAAAGTACGCGCGGCAGGCTTTTAGGGCGGCGCTGAAGGAGTACGGGGGGAAGCAAAGCCAGTCAAAGGAGGATTTTTGACCTCCTCTAGGCCCAGGACCCGCGCCAGGCGGGCCGGTAGCCCGGCCGCGGCTCCTTCTAGTGCCCCTCGGGCCAGCCCCGGGTCAGGGGAGGATGGTGCCGGGGAGGAGAGGGGCAAAAATTATAGCGCTTTTCATGAGAGGTAGATTTGCATACTGGCAGGCTATGTTTAGTTTTGACCGGTAGACAGCGTCACGCTGTCTACTACTATGCAAAGTGTGAATAATGCCGTCCAAAAGGGCCTCCGTGGCGATCCACCGATGCTGTCTACGGTGTCTACTCACCCCCTTGGCCTTTAGGCCACGCTGTCTACTAGACAGCATTAAGATGCATAAACCGCCTTTATGCCTTTTTGATGCGGGTTTTCTTCTCTCATTGAATATTAGCCCTTCTATGTCAAGTCCGTAGCAGTTTTTGCCGGTCTGAACTAGCTTTTTGTCACTTACCTGGAGCATGCTCTTTTCTTACCTAAAGCATACTCGGACTTAGTTAATACTTTTGAGAGTCAGCCCTTCTTCATCGCACTTTGCCGTTGTAGACAGCGTGTTTTTGCCTTCAGCACGGGCTGACCGGCACTTTCTTACCAAAAGCATGACGCACCCCCCTTTCCGGGTGCCGCCGCTTTTTGCCGCCTCGCCGCCGCCTGTTTTCGCGTTTCTCACCGCCTTTTCCCGCCTATTGCCGCCTTTTCCCGGGTCTTAAACCAACTAACTTAAAGCATGCTCGCTTACAAGATGACCGCGTAAAACAGAACCCGGCTTACGCCCTATCCTGGGGCCCCCGAGCGCAGGCTCGGGGATTTTTTTCGCCCGAGGGGTGGGTGGTAGGTGGGACCAAGGTGGGAGGTAGTGGAAATCTGTGGGGGTTGCGTGGTATACTCCCCGGCGAAAGCCCCGCCCGGGCACGGCCCACACTTTCCCGAGCCACCTTGGCCGGCCCCCGCGGAGGTGGGAGCGGGTGGGAGATGCCCTTCGGCGAGTACCAGTACAGCCTGGACGACAAAGGGCGGGTGGTCATCCCCGCCCCCTTCCGGGACTTCCT